GTAAAGGGTCTAACCCTCGACGTCGACAAATCGACGGAGAATATCACTTCTCCATCGACGGCGAGCCCATTTATGTGCTCGGCGTTTGGATATTACATCATGAATCATTTTGCAATTCCAAAGTTCAAATTGGAAAAGCAGGCGGTATGTTTGCTGAGATCCACCAAAGGCCCAAATGGACCTGCGATGGTTTCAACTATACAAGACCTTTCGGCCTTGATAGCTGATCCTCAGCTGCTAGGTGCTGTATGTGATTTGATAAATTTCACATGCGTCCCTGAGATTTCAAAACTCTTTCTGCGGTACTACACCCGGTTGTCTCCGGGTGGTTGCCACTCAAGGATTAGATTTCTTCAGGATAGGGCAGGTAAGACAAGAGTAGTTGCTATCGCAGACTACTGGAGTCAACTTGCACTATACCCAGTACATAAAGAATTCATAAACCGACTTCGGCATATGAAGACTGACTGTACATACCGGCAGGGCTACCTAAAAACAATCCTCAAAGAGAAAACTCTAAGAGGAGAATTCGTCGGTACAGCTGACATAACAGCGTTTACTGACCGGTTCCCTAGGGGACCGCAGCGGACACTGGTTATGAAAGTACTCGGTGCCGAGGTTGAAGAAGCGTGGAACAGAGTCGTCTGCGAACGTAAGTTCACAGTAGACTCTTCCGATACTGTAATTGAATACAGTACCGGTACACCCATGGGAGTTTATTCGTCATGGGCGGTAGCAACAATAACGCTACACGCTCTGGTCGAATTTTCTGCTCACGAAGTCGGTTTTACACGATTCCGAGAGTACTTGATCCTAGGAGATGATGTCGCAATCTTCGAGCCTGTTGTTTATCACAGGTTCTTGGAGAACGTATCAGAACTAGGGGTTCAAGTCTCACAAGTGAAATCCACTGAGTCATATCACTCTGCCGAAATAGCAAAGCGATTCTTCTCACAAGGTGAAGAAGTAACGGGATTCCCTGTTTTCCTTCTACCGGTTGTCAAAAGACACCCAGTACAAGTACTAGAGGTACTAAGGCTACTTATAGACCTTGGTTACCATACGGTACCTGTTTCCCCTGTGTTGAAGCTCATGGGTATTACTCTCTCGAGTAAGTACTCGGCTCTGCTCTCTATACCACAATGCCTAGGGGGAAAACCCCAGGCCCTATCCGATCTAGCCTCATATGAGGGTAAGATCGAAGATTGGCTGTGGCCCCAGCACCAACTTGATTACTGCCGTGAGGTAGTAACTCAAGATGATTTCTGGGAAGAGATCCACAGACTAAACAAGTTTATTACTAAACTTGCAGAGTCTGATAGCCCTGACAAGGCTATGACCTCAACACCGAACCACGGACTTCCTGAGGACCACCCACTCATTTACGCGCTATCGGCACAGCTAGATGAATATCTAGCTACTGTCATAGCACTCGGTGAGGAGGGTGAACCAAAGGATCTGTTCGAGAAAAGTGATAAGGTATACTCACTAATGTTTCCACCAGTGAGCCATCCCTACACCCACCGTTTCATTGGCCAACGACGTGCAACAAAAAT